CTACTGTAAATATAGTCTGTGCGGCTTTGAAGTCTGGAAACTTGACATTTCCAGCAATCAAACTTTGATCATACCACAAGCATCGATTGTTGGGCTGACAGGCAAACTGTCCGTTTTCTAGTCGAATAAAATTAAAGCTCTTGTGTTCTTCTGCTACTTCGGTAAAACCAGTGTCCACATCCATGCCGTCGGCACAAAAGTCCACAGTAAACAAGTAAGTGCCATGGTGCCATTCCCGATCTTTGCCCAGAAACTTCACACCTAGATTGCGCAAACCTATTTTTTCAATGATGGTAAAGCGATAACCCATGCAGTCCCAAAGTTGTAGGATATCTATGGGAAGGTTGCCTGTGGAATTTTCCTGCCACACATAAGCATGAATGGGTAGTTTGTCGTACAGAGCCCCGTAATTGGGCAACAGACTTTCAATTCGAAACACCTGTCCACGTAGGGCTTTGAGACTGACCCATATTGCAGGTTCTAATTCTCCATGGCCTTTTTCAAAGTTATAGAGAAATTCACGTTTTACCCAACACTTGACAGGCGGCAGAGATCCTACAATGTAACTCATGTTAATATTTCCCTGATGCTAGAACAATTTGACAGATGTGTTCTAATCGTTCAATGTGTTCAAAAGCTCTCCAAGGACTGGTATCAATAGCAACTACACCGTGGCCCTTAATACCCACAATGTCAAAATTGATTGTGCCATCTTTTTGCAGCCATAGATTTTCGTGACAACGGTCCGCAAGCTCTTGACTGATAGGGGGAACATCTCCCACATTAAACGCTACCTTAGTGTAGCGACTCAATTCAGGAAACTGTTTTGCAATAGCACCTAACTCAATACCGGCGTGCATGGCAGCTACACAATATGTAGGATGCAAGTGAACTACTACTCTTACATCATTGCTGTGTTGCCCCATGTTTCGTTGTAGGCCAAAGTGCAAGGGGATCTCTCCGCTAGGCGTTAGCTTGGCGCTGATATCTGAGTAAGGTTCTTCTTCCCATCCTTTTTCTAAAAAAGGAGGAACAGCACTAATGACATCTACTATCTTGATCTTCTTGAATTGGTCTGGTTGCATAGTCTGCTTACGAACGCCACTGGGTGTGATATAAAAATGATCACGATCGTGATGGCGAATACTAACATTGCCATCACGACTGGTAATCCAGTTGCGTCTATATGCTTCAACCAAGGTATCGCAAATGGTTTCTAACATTGTTATTCCTTATTCCTGTGCATGTCCCATAGTACTATTCCTACTACGGCCACCATGACCAATATAGAAATAATTTCATTGGTGATCATAGTTTATGCTCCTTGATAGAAGTTTAATTCATCTTCTTCGGCCAGTTCAGGAGTGTTCCAAACATTACGATTGTTCCATTCACGAATACGATCTAATCGTTCCTGTTCTGTCATTTCATAACATCTGGGATTACGATCAGGTTGTCTTAGTGTGTCAATACCTCGTTGAAGCTTTGCCATTACAAAGTCTCGCCGCCTACTGTGCGGTTGCATGCACAAAGTTCGCCAGTTTGCAGGGCATCAAGCACACGCAGGGTTTCTTCTGGACTACGACCCACGTTCAAGTTGTTGACTGTGACGTGTTGGATTTCGTTGTTTGGATCAACAATGAATGTAGCACGAAGTGCAGCACCTGCTGGAGCATAGAACACGCCCAACTGCTCAATCAAGCTCAACTCACCACGCTGTGTATCAGCAAATTGAGTGTGTGTGATCTTCTTTAAATCTGGGTGAGCCGTTTGCCAAGCTGTCTTACAGAATTCGTTATCGGTTGAACCGGTCAATAGAACGGCATCACGATCAAAAAAGTCATCTGTTAGTTTGTCGTATGCCACAATTTCTGTAGGGCATACAAATGTAAAGTCTTTTGGGTAGTATACGATTACTTTCCACTTGCCTGAGAAAGATTCCTCATTGATAGTGTAAAAAGCATCATCAGGTTGACCAGGTTTTACGCCGGTAATGGCAAAGGGTGACAGTTTGTCGCCAACTGTTTTCATAAAATTTCCTTAGGTTAAAAAAGTGTATCAGTGTAACTACTGAGTGTTTATTGTACAAGTATATATCAATGAAATCAAGTCAATTTGTTGTTTTTTCCTGAAATTATTTTAATGGCAGCCATTAAAATAATTTATAGTATGATGGTCCGGCGTAGAGGAATCGAACCTCTATAAAGGGCTTAGAAGACCCGTGTATTATCCATTATACGAACGCCAGGAATTTTATTTAACATATCACAGACTCATCCATCCGTTACCGGTGTAGATTTCTTTGAGATTTGCAAACCAACTCTCAAACTGTGGTGCCACGCTATCAAATGTATAGTCAAGCCCACGTGCTCGACAGTCAGCAGGATTTATAAGAGAAGCGTTGTGTATGGCCTGCACAAAATCGCGCAGAGTATTACACAAATATCCAGTTCGTCCTGCTAGCTGAATTTCAGCAAAAGCACCAAAGTGCGGGGTAATTATCGGAGTGCCACTTAACAGGGCTTCGACTACCACACCGCCAAATGGCTCAAGATAGTTGGTGGCAATGATCAAGGCACGAGCATGGGCCAACAATTGCCGTCGCGTGGCGCTGTCTGCGTAGCCTAGTTCTGTCACATGCGACGGAGTTGATGTCCATCCCACGTCACTGATACGACCTTGTCCGGCAATAACCAAGGGCACGCCTGCGGCTGCGGTAGCATGAATACAGGTCGAAATACCTTTGAGTTCGCTCACTCGGCCCAGGAACAAAACATAATCTTGTTTTTGCTCGGTGTAATCAAAATCACGTTGATCAAAATAGTTAGGAATCACGCGGCTGTACCAGTTCTGCGGATTTGCACTTCCTTCTACTAGATTTCGAACGGCATGGCTTTCATAGGCACGCCATTGAGCAAAGTGTCCACTGGAATACCCCACACCCGGTTCGCAAACTATGGCATCAGGTACAGAGTCACAGATCGCTTGATGCCCGTTACCCCAGTTGGCTAACACAAAATCGTGTTTTTGCACACGAGCCTGTAGTTCAGGAACACATCGGCGTATAAACTCTTGATTGGCATAGTCAGTGACATTGTGGGTAAATTCGTGGCGGCTCCAGTTATGGTCTCCATAGGCTTGACGTAACACACTATCATCAGTAACTGTGACATGCTCAGTGCATTTTACATTACTGCGTTCGTGACCATAGTGTATTACAGTATGACCTCGCGAGGTCATCATGTCAGCAAATTTCAACACCTTTTGTGTATAGGCGCAGGCAACATAGTCATGATCAGTGACTGTGTGCGGAATGGCCAAATGATGAAAACGATAATGCATGCTGACAATGTGTAATGGTGCGCCCGGAGGGACTTGAACCCGCGACCAATGGATTATGAGTCCACTGCTCTAACCAACTGAGCTACAGGCGCAATGTTATATTATAACAGAAAAACTATTTAACTGTCAACATTTTAATCGTATTCCATTGGCAAATTGTATGCCTTTAAAATAGTTTCTCCGTAGGTACTACCACCTTGCTTGGCAACGTGTCTGACCTGTTTTGCACAGTCTTTTATCAGCAGTTCGGCAAACTTTTGCAAAAGTTCACCACCAACTTCGGGATAGTGCGAGCCGCCGGCTTCGAGAGCAAGTTCTTTGATACGTGGGTGCATATTGGTCTCCTACCCCAATACTTATTCTGTAATTCAGTTGACAATTTTTGAAGGCTTATTTTAAATCGCCTTTGAGAACATGCCACATCTTAGGATCGCACCCTAGGTAGATGCGATACTGGGTATAGTTACGCCAACGACTCAGTTGGTTGACTTTGGCTTCTATCCAAGAAAACAAACTATCTCTAAACCAAAATGGATTGACAACGGCTATTAGCAAACCAAGACACACAGGAACAATCAGCAAAGCAATTATACCCCAGTGAAAGATTAGAGCTTGGTAATAATTGCCTTCGCCAGGTCGCAGTTGAATTTCTTTGTTCATGATTTTTATCAGGCCGCTTTGCGGAAGTATTGATAGGGCAAGCCCAAGGTCCAAGCAAGATAATCGTTGTCACCGTTGGTCTCTTCAGCTTCGTGTATCCAACGCATGGCCATGACATAATCTCGGGCACCTGTGCTGATCAATTCAGCAACACGGCGTTCAAACAACTCAACAGCCTTGGTCTCGGCTTCTTTGCGAACAATCTCTTCACGGTCAATAGCTTGACCCAGAATCACAAACTCTGCCTCAAACTGCTCAAGAGTCCAAGCAGAGGTATCGATGCCACGTGGACGAAAACCATAGGCATCCTTGTGCATGTCCCAGTAAGTGGCCTGAGCTTGTTCCAACTGTGTCATGTCTTCCCAACTTGTAAATGCTGTCATTTGTGACTCCTTGTTTCTTACTATGTTCATATTATAGCAAATTGGCAATTATTGGTCAACCGATTTGCTTCACACGCACGTCAGTGTTTAATGCAGGCATGTACTGACGAATCAGTTCACGCTCGATATCGTGTGCGGCTTGCTTGCCACGCACCACGTCAATGATGGCATAGTTAACAGCCTCTTCACCGGCGGCACGAATGGCTTCGTACAGGTTCCATGACTTGTCTTCTGTGCGGCTACGATAAATGTGCTTGTTGATGCGGCTACGCAAGCTCATGTTGATTGTACGCTGAGTCTTGGCAGTGATGCCCACATAGTACTCCAATCCAATTTGGATGAAGTAAACAATGTGTGTACGATCGACACGTTTTTTGCGGGTTGCTTTTTTAATTTCCATACTAGTATTATAGCAAAATGGGAATTTTGGGTCAACCGAAATAGTGTGGCAAAAACGCCACAAAATCAAGGTAATACTTGAGTATTACCTTGATGATTATAGTAGATTATAGAGCGATTATCGATAATATTATTCAGATATTTTCCGATAATCTGCTCGATAATAACATTCTGAATCACCACTGAAATACTGTTTACAGAATTCTTTTGCTTCTGCTTCACTATCAAAGTACTTCTCGCCCATGGGTCGCTGTCCATAACCCCGCTCATATTCAGTCATTGTGACTTTGAATAAGGGACCATTAAGTCTAACTTCGGACATGATGCTTTCCTTTCTCAGGGTTGTCAACTACTACAATTACAGTATAACGGATCTGGATTATTGGGTCAACCGTTTTTTCACGGTAAGTATTGCTATGAATTTTGACCCTTACACCGGAGAACCCATACATCAAGCCGGAATTTGGCGCAGTGGATGTCTTGGCAAAGAAGCAGACGCACAAAACTTTTTCTACAGCGTACTCCGAACACGTGACTGGCAACAGAGCACGAGGTTCCACAAAATCTGGCACAAAGATGATCGCAAGGTTATTGTGTGCTTGGTCGACGATCTTCGCAGTTGCAGTGAAGACAAACACACTGACTTGCCTTATTTGTTTGATCGAAAAACCACTGTGATCACTGATGGCTGGATTGGCTGCCCCACTCAATATCAAGTGTGGCAGTTGCCTCCTAGTTTTTACGGTATCTATGCCACTGACGATGCACCTGCTGAATGGTTACCTGATTTGCACTACACATTCAGTATCAATCGTATAGACACGCGAAGACTCAAACTCATGCTGGAGTTGGCCAAACGAGTACACCTTCATAAAGGCTACGTCAATTTCAACTGTCAATACGAATTTCATGGCGATAAGTTTCAAGGACAAGATCAAATTCCTGCTTACTTCGAACAGCATTGGAACTATCTCAGCGAGGAAGATCAGAACAACTGGCGTGCCAGTTATGAACTAATCAAGGGTCAAGTGCCACTAAAAAACTACAGCGTAAGTCACGAAGAAATTTTTTCTCGCAGTTTTCTCAACATAGAGTGCGAAACCTACAGCAGTGATAATTCTGCTGCCTACAGTGAAAAAATATTTAGATTGCTGACCACTCCGGTACCGTGGACCTGCTATGCTGGTCGTTATGGTATTGCTTATTTAGAAAGTCTAGGCTTTGACTGCATGAGCGATCTTATTGATCACAATCACTATGATCGTCTCAAAGAAGTAGAAAACAAAGTAGGTATTTTTATCTGGAAGAGCCTGCAAGTCAGCAAAGAGCTACGCACAGCAGATTTTGCACAGGTATCTCTGCGTTGCCAACAAGCAGCCGCCTACAACAGATCCTTGCTGAAACTGTACCAGGCTAATTGGGCACAAGAATTTGATCAGTGGCAACGAACTTTTTTGCCTTATCTTGAATAAATGTCCCAGTTGATGTAGTTTCTGGGCCAATCAACAGAGAACTCAAACGTATCTTCCTGTGTGTCAATATAGCGTTGCATCATGGCCACACGTTGACCAATATCATGTAGATGATGCGCAGTGGTATGATCGCCTATTTCCAGCCAGTCTATAGCTTGCCCTGTGCCAGGTCTGACCAAGACATGAGCATTGCGACCAAACCCAGAGGCTTGCAACAATTCTTGGTTGTTACAAATAGGTGTCCATTCTTCAAATTGCTGGGCATGAGATTTAGGTACCGTACACACCACACCGACCACACCGGGGTCAATCAACAAATTAAGACTCATTAGACGAGTATCTCCGCAATCAACCACAAATTGATTCTGTTGCTGATGCACAACAATAGGTTTGCGTATGGGCTCTACGCCCAGTCGTTGGTACATCCAATTTACCCACAGCAGCCTGGCCACTTCATCTTGTGCATGTTCAGACCAAGTGCTGAGATTTCTACTGTTGTTTTTGAGATGATAGTTCACAGTTTCTACACACTGAGCCAACGTGCACCCAGGCCGCAAATCCTCTACAGGCCAAGCAGCATGATAAAACATCAAGTACTGATCCCCCAAGGCTTGTTCAATAGTATGAGTCATACAGTATTTACGGATTAAATACCAAGCTATGGATTTTGGACACTTCTTTAATCAAACACTAGGTCCCATGGGCTTTGATGTTACTCCCAACAGGTATCATGCCTATCACGGCGAATTTGATCCCGAGCATGGATGGACGCTGTGGCTTGATCACATAGAGTTTACCCCGAAAACTTTATCAGTGGTTCACTTTCCAGATTTTGCCACTATCAAAGACGATCAGGTTCTTGAATTAGCCAAGGTTGAGCAGTTTTATGGTGCCAACTGCCGCCAAGTTTTAGTCACTTACTGGACCAGTGACATGCACAAGTATTACAATGGTCCGTTGAACCTGATCAAGTTTAGTAATCACAACTATGACCTTTGCAAAGAACTGGCTGCAAATTTTGATCAATGGAAACACATCTTGAATCAACCGCGCACTCATGCTTGGCAGTGTTTGAATGGACGACTGTGCGTTAATCGAGTAGCAGTTGCTGAACTGCTGAAAACCTTTGATCGAGGTTGGCTAAGTCTGGGCACTGAAATACCTCTACCGCACTTTAACTACAGCAATTATTTTGGCTGTGAAAACTATCCTAACTTTTTAGAACTTGGATATGTATACGGATCAGCAGCAGTGAACATTGTGACTGAAACACAGTATTTTCAACCCACAGGAATTGTCACAGAAAAAACTCTGCTGGCTATTGCAGCCGAGCAGATACCTATAGTGATTGGTCATCCAGGCATAGTAGATCAATGTCGTCGCATGGGATTTGACATGTTTGATGACCTTGTAGACAACAGTTACGATACTATTGGCAATGAGCTTGGACTTGTCAGGGCCGAGCAAGCAATTCAACGTAATCTCAGACTGATTCGTGGTCATGCCAACCTTGAATCTTACCAAGCTCGACTTCAACGTAACAGAGAATTTCTATTGTGGGAATTTCCACAGCAAATGGAACGTGATTTTCAAACACAGGCTCACGCTTTAGCAGATCGCTTATTGCCTAGCTATACCGCGTAAAAACTTTTCCACATCGCCATACAAGGCAAACAAACTGGCTTCTTTGCCACCGTAGATGTAGATTTCAGGCGACTTGCCCTGTGTTAGATAATAAGGACAGGTCATCTTGCGATCCAGTGTCAACAGCGTACTGGCCTTAGCGTGTATGCTTGGTGGCAGTTGAAACTTGTGTCCTTCAATCTCAGCAAGACTAAAAATAAAAAAGCCTTCGTGACTTAGACGAAGACCTGCATCCTCTCGGGGGTTTTTCCACCACTCTGCTAGTGCTTCTTCTAGACTAGGCTTGTGTGTGCCTTTGCAAACTTCTAGTACCGCACAAGTGATAGTTTCTTTAATGGCCATTGGGGTATACCTGCGCCCCTTGTGTTAGCAACACCACTGTGAATTTTTCCGTCTTAAACTGAATGTTAAGTTTGCGAGCCAGATTGATTGCGTGGCCAGGGTTTGAAAAACTAACCTTTTTGTACTTGGGTCCAGGATACTGTGTCAGCATGTTGGATGTCTTAAGGTTAATTGGTTTGTTGTCGTAGAACACAGCCCACACTCCCTCCGACGCCAGCACTTGCTCGGTCTTATAAGTTTGTTTATTGGTATGCTCAACTAGCACACTAGGTTTGGGTCTACTCATCATTAAACTCCTACATTTATTTATCTAAAAACATAGCAGTTAAAATGTTCCGCCAGTGAGTTCTATTTTGATTACTTCGTCTCGATCAGCATTTTGTCGTTCACGTAGTGTCTCAACAACCAACAATAACTTGGTGATATCGCTATGTAAATCTTTGGCATCTTTGAGGCTCATAGAAACATCGCGACCTCCACGACTTTCCTGCGCTTTGATTAGATCTATAAATCGGTTGATATGTATACTCATTGTTTGTTTCTTTCTGCCACAGCGGCATGATATCTGGACCAAAAACTATGATAAATCTCGTTGTCTTGGGCACTTATAGTGTTCATCCATTGAACATGAATTTCTTGGCTGCGCCATTTTATAGTGGCATTTTTAGGGTCAGGGGTATGTACTTCAGCATCACCCGCGGCCACTGCCGCATGTACAGCCGCTTCATGAATATCGTGTTGGCGCCACCATTCTTCCTGCTCAGCATCGCTGAGAGTGGCTACCCATTCTTCCATGGTAAACTCACCTCGATGCACTGTGATTACTTTGTTGTAGTCAGGGTCAGCATCAAATTCAATATTGACTTGTGTACTCATTTCAACATGTCTTTCAAGCGATCGCGCCACTGAACCGCATCTTCCTCGTAATCAAAGTGCGGGCTGAGTTCTAGGTCATGGTCATGATCTTCTACCCAGACCCAGCAGTCGTTGTACTCGTCATTGATCAGTTTCAATTTCCATCTCCTGTACTATGACCTCATCTCCTGGAAAGTAAGTCACACACCAGTGCTTGCCACCTTGTACATAATCTTCTGACCACGAGTGTTGATTGTTGGTGGTTGCTGTGGGGCCAATCAAGGTCAACATGGTCAACACTTGCTCACGTTCAACACCTTCTAATGTGCGCCGAGGTGGGCCCATGACCTTGCGAAGGAACGTCTGAGCTTCCTCAGGCGTCATATCTAGCACATTAGACTTTTTTGACATAAGGTGTAAGATCAGGAGGGGTCCAACCCACAGGCTTTAGAACTTTACCATCTTCACGCTTGCGAACCTTGCCAGTTTCTTGGTCGATCTTGGCAAAGTTGGTCTTCATAACTTCTTTCCAGCCACCTTCGCCGTTGGCACCAAAGCTGTGTAGTGCACCGATAGTAACCACAAGGATGTCCAGCAATGCGTCAACGATTTCTTCATCGTCGTTGTCAGCAAGAGCAACCTTTAGTTCTTTGTGTTCTTCTTCGATCAGTGCACAGTACATGTCAAACTGTGTGCCATTGAACTCGTCAACCGACTGGTCGCAGGCTCGCATAAATTTTTCTTGATCACGAAACGGATTTGTCATTGGCTTCTTCTTTGGAGTGGAAAGGTCCCTGGTACTTGTAACGTTCAAGTACAATGAGCTTTGGATTACGCACTGGTTTCCAGTTACGATGTTGTTTGATCATGTACCAACCTGCGGCATACCATGATTTGCTTTTTTCTTCTTTGGTAAACAACGGCAAACGGTGTTTGACATCCCAGATAGGATTGAAAACTTTGCACCCAGTATTGTATCCGTGTACCTGTTGATCTCGAGGTTGACTCACCTGTTCTGCAGGAACAAACTCAATGTTCTCCCTGTTTCTCAACATGGGGATGGTTTTGTAGCTGGCAGTTTTGTTGTTGATAGTAATTTGATAACCATCATTCACAGCCTGTATGTTGCCAACCTTTTGATCATTTTGTTTGATAATCCAGTATTCTTTGTCAATTACCGGTTTAGCTATTAGTGTCATCAAGGACTCCTTTGTATGTTTCATTGAGCCAACGGCTGATAGGTTCCGCTTGCTCGCTGAGTTTGTTAAGCTCATATTTGCCACAGAACTTCATGAAGTGTGCACCTACCATGCCCACGTCTCGGTGACTTACTTGTTCGCGTATTGCTGTGTCCACACTGTGTTTGATATGTTTGGGTTGTGCAGTAAGATCGATCAGTTCGCAGTTGCGTTCGTAATCGGTTAATACCTTGTGTTCTTCGTTGTTGTGGTCAGTCCAGCGCTGAAGCATGAGGTTGTTCCATGCATAGCCTTTTTTGTTGCGGTCTTCAAAGGCTTCTGTCAGTCCCACACGATTCTTTGTGCTTTTAATAGGAGCGCCTGGGTAAGCCGAGAACACATTGTCGCCGGTATCGCCTCGCACACATTTCAAGAACAAGGCCCACTTGTGATAGTCCACAGGAGCCACAAAGTTGGCATCTGCTTTGCCAACCTTGATCTTGGAATTACTTTCGACCGAAAATGCCAACTTTTTACCTTTTGCGTCAATCACGCCATCTGTGGTGAACAAGTGATCGTTAATACCATTGTACAATTGCACATTGGGTGCAACCAGTTGCACAAAATCTGAGTCACTGCTGACAATCACATGTTCATCTTGGGGGTGTAGCGCAATCCAACGAGCAATCACATCATCTGCTTCAGCAGTGGCGCAACGGATAACGCTACAATTTGTTTTTGTAGACAAGTATTTAGTCAGATCATCATAGGTTTCCCAGAACAGCTTGTCATCTTCTGCTTCTGTTTCTGTCATTGCACTACGAGCTTCGGCGCGATTGGCTTTGTAAGGCTTGTAGTGATCTTTGCGCCAGCTTCGACCTTCCAGTGCAAATACCACGTGATCTGCACCAAAATTACGAGCCACTTTGTTTGCGCTCATCATTGTGACTTGCAGAGCAAAACCCAGCTTGGTCCATGTGTCACTTTGCCGATGTGCACTGTGACGAGCACGGAAAAACATGTTGCTGGTATCAATAAGCAGGTATTTCATTGGAATCCAATAGTTGGTTGCGTTTAATGTATTGTAACAGATATTCGCCCCAAAAGCAATGGGCATCTGGCCCAAAATGCCAACTATCTGGGTTAACCGTTTTGAATCCTTTTTCTCTTAGCACACTATTGTATGTTTGAGCAGGATCATATGGGCCAATGTAGCAGTTTTCCCAATCATAGCAATTTTGGATATCTCCAAAATGGCTGTTACCGTTGAACATCACATGCCGAATTCCCTGTGCTTTGAGTTCTTGATGAAACTGCCAAATGGTTTCGTGTGCTTGCGCAGTACACGTTTTCCAGTCAATGTTGGCAATGTATTCTTTGTAGCGTTGTTTAAAATGTTCAGGAACTTCATCTACACCGCTGGCATTTACTTGCACCCAACCATCATTGCCATCGAACCATTCTTCGCGTTCCCAGGTTGACCACTGTATTACCAAAAACAAATCTTTGACGTTTTCTTGATTCAGTAACCACTGACGAGTGGTACGAATAATACGACGGTTGCTTCCCCCTGCTTGCGCATCCAGGTATAAAATAGCACGTAACCAATTGGCAAGTTCACAGCCAAAACTCACACGTTCATTGTCGGGATGTGGTTGTTGGCCCAGCCCATAAAACAATCCGTCGTCCTGTGCCCAGGCATGAGGGTTTACCGCTTCGGCAGCGGCTGCATGGCTATCACCGTTTACATATAATATCATTAGTGTTTTTGCAATAATGGGTCACGTTCAAATATAATGGCATGTGCTGGACTTGTGTTTATTTCGTTGATCAAAATATCAGCCCAGGCCTTGTGTCCTGCAGGCTCAAAGTGCTGCCAACCTGGTGTAAGCTCTTCGTAATTGTGCTCAATACAGAACGGCACATAACATTGACGTTCGTTGTACGGGCAGAAGAAGCAACAGTGCCAATCCAGCCATTCCTTCTCGCTTTCTATCTGAAAGTGATGGAATGCATTAAAGAACAAGTGAGGAATTTTTCGTTCGTACATCCACATGTGCAAGTTATAGATCTTGTTGTGCCAGTAGTAACTCATAACTCTGTGCCAATTTGGATCCTTTTGAATGTGATTTTTCCAAAATTGGTATCTACGCCTAAATTCATTTGGAATCTGTTGACCTACATCTAACTGATTGATTTCATGGAACTGATTTTCAAAATACCATTGCTCTCGACCGTGTTCGCTCCATCCAATTACAACCAAATCTGGTGCAGGATTAGTTTGCAAATATTCCCAGGTTGACTGATAGATCAAGTCATTGCTGGCTCCGCTCACAGCAAGATTAGTAGAACTTGCTCCGTAGTAGTCAACAATGACTCCGGCCATGCCTTGCCCGCGATCATCTAATTCTTCTCCGCTCATGTTGGAGTCGCCATTAAAAAGTATATGCATTTATTCCTCGTATGCAGGGTTTGGAACATCAAGCTCGAATACATGATACCGAGGCCTTGGCGTGATAGTGGTGTCTCGGAGCATTTCCACTGTGCGTTGAAACTCGGCTTCTTGATGTGTGGCAAAAAATCCTGTGCCTAGAGTTGCCACACTGCTGCTGAAGCCAATACCACAGAATGTTAGCCCGCTTTGCCGAATCAGTGCATATATTTTGAGTGTGTTAGGTGGTTTTATGGGTTCCATTCAACAGTTCCTTTTCTGCCTCGGCTGCTGCCGCACGTTTGCGCAAACTGCTGCTGGAGAACGAGTGATCTCTGCTGTTGAACACATGTGCTATGCCTAGGCCAGTACCTTCGTTGCGTCCAGTAAAGTTGGTGTCTTCGTATTCCAGGCCCAGTATGCGTACATCAATTGGCAAGGTCAGAATCAAATCAACCAAGTCTCGCTCTGTGGTGTACACCACAATCTCGTCCACAAATCTACAGGCACTGAGTTGTATCTGTCGCTCCACAATGCTTTGTACAGGAGCATTCTTAATGCCCGGGCGGTCAACACTGGCATCAGTTTGCAGGCCTGCAATTAGATAATCGCAGTGGTTTTTGGCTTCGGCCAACATGGCAATGTGTCCAGCATGCAGCATGTCAAATTGACTGAATGTGATGCCAATCTTTTTGCCTTGGGCTTTGAGTTCTTTGATGTGATTGAATATCATGATACTTCGCTTCGTCCGTTACCAATATCTTTGCTTTGTACCCAGATGCCTGAGTTTTTAATAGCTTGCTCTTGTTCCCATGTTTCCATTACAACATGTCTGCAGACATTTTGGAACCACTGGTCTACGATGTCTGCATCTACTTTGCCTTGATATCCGGCTTTGATCAATCTAGCAACAAATATCTCGTTCCAATCTAGTTCAAACGCTCCTTGATGCAGATTAACAGGGTCAATATCCATGCCTAGCACAGCAACATAAGGTTCTCCTGCTTCTGTAGCCAATTGCTTGGCAGACTTTTCTGGAGCCTTGGTCTTTGGCTTTGATGTTGGTTCAGGCCTTGTTTGTGTGGGCTGTGGATTTACGTTGGCTTTTGAGCCAAACAAACTTTTGATCTTGTCGAACATTTATTTCCCCCAACCGTTGCCCCAGAGGTCCACGTGCAGACGCGGACTGTACCAGTAGCCTCGGCGCAGTGCCTCGTCAGCTACATTGATTCTGTTGCCATCGTACACACTGACCACACCACCCACTGGCATCACAAACACAGGGCCGGCAAAACCTGCCAAGCGATACTCATCTACTGCCTGATCCAGTTCATCAAAGTCTGCAATTTTTTCCACCACAAACTTGAGATAAGCGATGCCATGTGTTTCGTAGTCAAACACAATTTCTGGACGGATCGCTTCTTCACGTTTTTCGCCACTAACACTGAGCTTGGGACTGATACTGAATGTGATTTCACCGTGCCAGTCATCTAGATACATTCTAAACTCTCTTGACAGTTCCTGGGTACCATTGGTCTCAAACGTAATGTGCCGTAGGCCACGAGCATGCAACAAGTCCAGCAGTTCAGGATATGCTCGTTGCCAACCCAGTAGTGGCTCGCCTCCTGTGATCACCAAGTGTACAGGATTTCCATTGGGTTGTTGCCAGTTGCCGTGCGGCAACAATTCAGCCATTTTGTCTACCAGTTGTTCAGCGGTGTATGTTGGACTGAGATGCTTGAATGCAGGATGCCACGATGCATAGCTGTCGCAGCCAGTGGTCACTAACGGCAGCTCTTCAAACGTTTTGTATAGTTCCACAGTCTTGGCCACTTCGTCTGCTTCTGTACTCTTCTCGCCGGACCGGCAACCAAACCCCGAACAGGTAAAGTTACAACCAAACATGCGAAGAAACACGCTGGGAACACCAACGTATCGGCCTTCGCCTTGTGCAGAATAAAATAGTTCACTTACTTTAAATTTCATATTATAGCCTTTTTAGTGTACAATCGCTGGTTTTTGTTTTGACCAGATTTTCAGATTCTTGTGCAATTTTAACACGAACTTTTTGTTTTGTCACGCTGCCTGGTAAAACTGTATCTAACCAGACTAGATATTCTGCTGGGGTAGGATGGCCGTCTTCTCGATTAGCCCACCCATCTGGAAACAAAACTTCTCTAAAACTTGGCAACCATCCTTCAAACACATCCTTATATAGGTCAACTACGTCTGGAAAGAAACTTTTTTTGTCAGGATCCCATTGATCCATTTGCCAAGTAGTTTGATCCATACTGGTAAAATACCAATTCACACCCTTGTGTTGAAGGAATATTTTTACTGCTTTGATAAATGCAACATCTCTGATCAAATTTCCTCGCTCTGAAACTTGGTGCTTTACAAACTTTGGATTATATAGTTCGGTAGTATACATGTTTCCGTAAGTTTGCCAGCAATCAGTGTAGCGATCTTCTCGCATGACATTGGTCCAACTTACAATAACAGTATCGCCAGGCAAGAACAAATTGCGTTGGTCTGCCTCCATTACACTGTTGAAGATGTAGTGATTGCCAGCACCACCTTGACCCCAATTTTGATACTCGTCATAATGAGCACCCAAAATGTCTGCCCACGTACTCCAGCGATAGTTGGTAAAACTACAACCAAAAGTAAAAAGTCTTTGCATTAGAAATTCAACACAATATGAGATCCCATACGCCAACTACAGGATTTAGATGATCTGTAGAGTTGATCGTACAAGTTGTCATCTACACTTTTAACGTGACCTATTTCTGGCTGCTGAGCAATAGGATGCCAAAATACATAGTTGGTTATCACTAGTTTCAACCCAGATATACTGGCAATAATTGGCCAAACCTTGAGCCATTCGGTTTCTTCCAAGTGCTCAAGAGATTCTATTAGAACCACAGTATCAACATCTTCCCAAATATCTCCAGACAACGATTCACTGATCAAATTATTTTTTGGTACCACTTGATCAAACTCAGTTCCAAAAAAATGTTTTGCAGTTTCTTTGTACCATGTGTGAGCACCAGGGTGAGGCTCAATACTCACAACATCAATGCCTAAAAATTTACACACATTGGCAAATTCTCCGCGGCCGCCACCTACATCAATTACTTTTTTTGGTATTCTTTTACGCATGGCAAGAACAAAGTCAATTTGTTCTTGCCAGGTGTAGCAATGATTTTCGTTGAGACCAGGATGTACATGTTGATAACAATCTGGAAATTGCAAACACAGATCATTCCAGCCAATATCGTGAATATAGCACAGGGCCGGCATGGTATCGCCAAATCTTAGACATCGTTGTTGCCAAGATTGAAATCCATCTGAAATGGATTGAAATCTATCCATTTGGTCTATCATTATATTTTTTTGGCTTTTACTAACAAATGCCAACCCAGATACTCACGAACTGCCTGACGATGCGATTCTGTCATGGCTTCGAACCAAGGCTCCAGTTCATAACGCCCTGCCTTGTACGCATCTACGTTGTACATGAAACAATGATCCTGACGCAGTCTCTCAATGTGCCATCCGTTGTGCTCATTCATCAACTGGTGTATTTCGTCCTTGCTGAATGCCTGTGCATATGGACAACCTGCTTGGGCTTCAAACTGATCAAGTCCTTTTTGTATCATGGCATACTTCCAGGAGTTCTTGGCATACACCATGTAGCGGAATTCACCACCATATTTGACCACTTCGTGTACATTGTCAATGATTTTATCAATACCCGGAAAGTGATGGATTACACCATAACTGTACACAAGATCAAACTCACCTAATGCAGCCAGTTGGTCAGCATCAGTTGCATCTACATTGTAGAACTCACCCTCGAGTCCTAGGGTGTCAAATCGTTGGCAGCTTAACGCAATACTTTGATCACTCAAGTCAATGCCCACATACTCAGCACCATGCTTGGCAAATTCTTCTGCATCCGATCCAATGCCGCAACCGATTTCCAACACACGCTTGCCGGCCCACAAGTGAAACCCTGCAAACTCAGCAATATGTGGCTCCACACGATACCTACGCTCACTGACTTCACGAAAAAATTCGGGGGTTCCGATGTCGCTAGTACCATGCTTGATGTTGCACGGTTGAGTATTCCAATATTTTTTAATACGATCTTCAAGACTTTGCGACACTGGTACTTCCTTTGAAGTGGGTATGTGGATTTTTAAACTGCACCATTTGTTTGTTCACATCGTTCTTGGCCAGCTTTTCCCAAGGATCTTGGGTGCCAATAAAAACATTTTTTATAAATGAAATATCTTGGCCAATACTATCTAAGTAGCCTGCAATTTTCAACGCATCTCTATGGCGCAGATCCATTTGTTTAACACTGTGAAAATCGTTAGGATCACCAGGATTGCCTTCTAGCATGGGACGATTTTGAAATGTAGCATCATTGTTGTTGCCAGTTAAATCATGTCGATCATGTAACACATCAACATCAATGCGTTCCCAAATGTCCAGCATGTAGGCCTGTTGACTCAGCCATGCATCACTAATCTGATGCGGACTTAGATAGCCCAGCAGGTCCAACCACTTACGGGGCACAATAGGAAAGATTGAATAAGGATGATCATTGTGAGTATGAAAGGCCAACAGTTTAAATTGCCCTTCCCAGTCCATGATTTTAGTATCCCAGCTCTGAGTTTCCATCACTGCATCATCATTCCAAAACACCAGCCAACGTGCATCACTCTTACGAGCCAGCTCGTTTACATACTCATTGAGACGAATGTACCCCAATGGTTTAAACATCATGGCAGTATAATTGATCTTATGTTGATCTAACCAAGGTTGTAGTTCTTCGACAAAATATTTGGTTCCAACTGTATCGTCGTTGTCAAAGCCAAGCATGATCTGAATGCGAATAGGAATATCCGCCAATTCAATTAGGCTTTTGACACTGCGTTCTAACATGCCATCTCTGCCTCTAGTAGGCAACAAGATAGCAATGTCAAATTCAGGTATAATATTTTCGCTCATTCAAACAAGTCCTCATTCCATTCACGATGGCCTTCGCGATAGGCCATGTTAGCCTGGGTTTCGCGAACTTCCACGCGATAGCACCACAGTCTTTCTGCTTCAGCAGGCCCCCACATT